GGTCCGGCTTGGCAATATCGCCCAAATCAGCGCCAAATATCCTGTGGTGTCGGGCACCCAGCAGGCGGTCAAGCATGCCGGCCGCTCGAACGAAATGGCCTATCAGGAAATGCTGAAAGGCATGGAACTGAAGCGCGACATGGAGACCGTCCTGTTCGGCACCAACCAGGCCAAGCAGACCGCCGATCCGCGCAACTGCGCCTCGATCCTGTCGTGGATCTATACCAACACCGTGTTCGGTGCCGGCGGCGCCAACCCGACGGCTGCGACCGGAGCCTACACCCGCACCGACGGCGCCCAGACGCGCTTCACGGAGAACAACCTGAAGACCGTGCTATCCTCGATCTGGACGGCGGGCGGCAAGCCGGATCTGATCCTGGCCGGCGCCTTCAACAAGCAGGTGTTTTCCACCTTCACCGGCCGCGCCACGCCGACCGAGACCACGAAGGAAAAGAAGATCACGGCCGCCGTGGACGCCTATGAGTCCGATTTCGGCAAGCTCAAGATCGTTCCGGACCGCTTCCAGCGCCCCCGTGACGTCTTGGTGCTGGAGACCGACAAATGGGCCATCGCCTATCTCAACGGCCGCAAGTTCGTCTCGCTCTACATCGCGCCGACCGGCGACAGTGAGAAGCGCGAGATCCTGTCGGAATATACGCTGGTCGCCCGCAACGAGAAATCGTCGGGCGGCGTGTTCGACCTGACCACCGCGTAAGCCTTCACCCTTTCACCCCTGGACTTTGAGGGCGGCTTTCGGGCCGCCCTTTTTCATAGGAGGCTTTTGCCATGCCACTTCCTGTCAACCGTCCCCTCAACGAGGCCACGATCACCGAATCCACCACCTCGATTGCCACCAGCCCGATCGCGGTCACCGGGGTCGCCCCTGTCGCGGGCTATGTTCAGCGCGTGATGGCGGCGGCCGGCGGGACCACCACGGGTACCACCAACGTGACCGTCTCGATCAACGGCGGCTCCGATATTGCGGGCGGCAACCTCAATATCCCGGCCGGCACCGGCGCACGCGCCGGCAACGTCTGGGAACTCGGCGTCACCGGCGGCGGCGCCACCGATGGCGTGTGGATCAACGAGGGTGATCAGGTCACGTTCACCCCATCCGGCGGCACCGGTTCATCGATCAACGGCGCCTTCGCGCTGGTGATCCGTACCATTACGTGACCGCGATGCAGATCAATAACCCCGCTGCGACCTTCGCGCGGCCGGCGAACTCCACCGCCTACGCGGTGGGCGGCCTGGTCGCCAACTCGGTTACATCAGGCTCGGTCGTGCCGATGACCTTCCAGCTCGGCAACATGTTCGGGCAGGGGCAGCTGCGGCTGACCCGCGCCCGGCTGTTCAAGAGCGGCACCGGTATCACCAACGCCGCCTTCCGCATCCACGTCTATGAGGCGCTTCCAACCGTAATCAACGGCGACGGCGGCGCCTGGCTGAGCAACCTAGCGGCGCACTGGATCGGCAATATCGACGTCACGTCGATGTTGGCGTTTTCCGATGGCGCGGCTGGGACCGGATCTTGTCCGGCCGGTTCGGAAATCTTCCTGAAAACCGCCGCGGGCTCCCAGGTCTACGGTCTCCTGATGGCGCTCGGCGCTTACACGCCGGCATCGGCCGAACAGTTCTCGGTCGTGCTCGAAGAACTGGACGCCTACTGATGGGTGTCGATGTCCGCTTCCATCTCGATCCGATGGGCCATGACATGGCCATCGAGCACGTCCAGGATTGCACGCCGATCCTGGACTGGAACAAGGAGGCGCGGCGTGACGCGCAGCCCTCGGATTGGGGGCGCCACGTCGCGCGTATCCCGAACGTGGTTCTCGTCAAATGGCTCGATGAGGAATACGCGCGGGGCCGGAGCCTTCGGCTGTTCTCGCCGGAGTTCAACGAACTGGTCGAGCGCAAGCTGAAAGACCCGGAATTCGCTTATCTTCGCGTTGACAAGCCATCGGCGTTCCTCGGCTGGGATGGCGTGCCGCTATGACCACGATCGCGGTCTATACCGATCTGCAGAACGCCGTCACCGAATATCTGGCGCGCGACCAGGATGCCACGCTGATCGCGCGCATCCCGACCTTCATCCAGCTCGCAGAGGCCAAATTCAACCGGATGCTGTTCACGCGGCAGATGGAACAGCGCTCCACCACGCTGACCGTTCCGACCGCGACAGAACCGCAATACATCGCGCTGCCGGCCGATTTCCAATCGATGCGCCGGGTCAAGCTGACCAGCACCAGCCCAACCGTGCGGCTCGATTACAAATCGCCGTCACAGCTCGATGAATACCGGTCATGCATTGGCGACACGATCAACCAGCCGCTATTTTTCACGATTTTCGGCAACGAGATCGAACTCTGCCCGACACCGGATGAGATTTACACAGTAGAGATGGTGTACCGCCAGAACATCCCGCCGCTGGCGCTCAACGCCACGAATTGGCTGCTGAACCTGGCGCCCGATCTCTATCTGTACGGCGCGCTGATGGAATCGGCGCCCTATATCAAGGAAGATGCGCGCATCCAGACCTGGGCGCTCGGCTTCACCGCCGCGCTGAACGACGTCAACGGCCTCGGGCAGATGTCGACGTTCAATGCCGGGCCGCTCGAGATGCGCATTTCCGGAGTGACTCCCTAAATGGCGGCGTTTCAGAAATTCAATTGCTTCGCCGGCGACGTGGCGCATGCGCTGCATGACATGAAAACCGGCACCTCGCAGCTGTTCAAGATCTATCTCAGCAACACTGCGCCACAGCCGTCGAACACCGTCTACAACACGCCGGCCGATCTCGCCACCGGCAACGGCTATACGGCCGGAGGCGTCTCGATCGGCGCCATCACCGGCGCGCAGGTGTCCGGGGTTTTCAAGTTTTCTGCCGGCGTGTCGCCGTCATGGGTGGCGTCCGGCGGCAACATCGGCCCGTTCGAATATGCCGTGCTCTACAATGCGACCTCGCCGACGCTGCCGCTGATCGGCTGGTGGGATTATGGCGCGCCGATCCTGCTCACGAACGGCAACACGTTCACGATCTCGCCCGATCAGATCAATGGAATTCTGACGCTCACATGATGCGGCCAGCCTACGATCTGCGGCGCTTCCCGTTCATGAAGCCGATGGGGCCGCATATGCCGGTCACCGATGCCTATGTGTGCATCCCGCCGGCGCTGGTGATCAACGACAGCTGTGGCGCGCTGTGGACGCTTGGCTTTGACCGAGGGTCAAGCTGGCGCACCGGCGAATTTGAATTCGATGTCATTCGCAATGGCGTCAAGACCGGCGAGCACGCCTGCCGCATCGAATATCGGCAACACAAGATCCGCATCTTCGGCGAGGCCGGATGGCGGACCTGGAACGGCAAAACATTCATCTGAACACAGGAGACTGCGATGCGTGAATTCTCGGTGTCTACCGGCGGCGTGACCGTGGTCGGGGCCTCGACCCTGATCTTCATCAATCCGGCGGCGGCGCCGAACCCCAACCTCGAATTCCTGCGCTTTTGGGTGGGCCAGTCCGCCAACGCCACCTCGGCGCAGCAGCGCATTCAGCTGGAATCGCAGGTCACCGCGTTTCCGACCTTGACCGGCGCCACGCCGGTCAAAATGAAACCGTCCGACCCGAACGCGTCGGTCATCGTCAGCGGCACCGCGGGCGCGGCCGGGACCGCCGGCATCAACGCCTCGGCGGAAGGCGCCGGCGCCAAGACCACGCTGTGGGATGACGCCTTCAACGTGCTGAACGGCTGGCTGCATGTGCCGACCCCTCCGGAAACCCGCATCATGCCCGCCGGCTATGCGCAAGGCCTCGGGCTGTTCTTCCCGGTCGCGCCGGCGACCCTGACGAACTGGGCATTCGGCTGCGTGTTCCGCGAAATCTGAGGGTTTGTCATGCCAACTATTATTTCAAGCCGGCGGCAGACCAGGCCGCACGATGGCAAGCTCTGCGATCTCGTGCGATCGGTCACCGAGGAGGACGGCGAGGCGTTCGATACGGCGCTGGCCAAGACCGTCGTCAAGCTCGAGGACGGTTGCCAAGTGATCGTCGCCAACATTGAGTTGCAGTTCTGATGACCATTTCATTTCTTGACGTCTGCCGCTTTATTCCGACCGCGGCCGGAACGACGGACTGGACTTATTCCAGCGCGGTTACCGGCTATCAAAGCCCGAATTTCGCGAACGCGCAGAACGGCGCGACCTATCGCTATCGGGCTGAAAGTGCGGACCTGACCCAATGGGAAGTTGGGACGACAACCTATAATTCCACCGGGCCGGTGTTCGCTCGAACCACGGTGCTCTACAACTCATCCGGCACCGGCACCGCTACTGGGCAGAGTGGCGCCGGGACGAAGATTAATTTTGCTACGGTGCCGCAGGTGGCGCTCGTTTTCACGGCGGAAGATCTGAGTGGTTTTGCGCTGCATACGAGAACACGCACCGTCTACACATCGGGGTCGGGGACGTACACGGTGCCGACCGGATGCGCAGCCATCAATGTCAGGCTTGTTGGTGGCGGTGGCGGCGGTGGTGGTGGTGGCACAGGTGCGGGCAGCGGATATACCGGCAACGCAACGACATTCGGCACAAGCTTTCTAACCGCGAGTGGTGGTGGTGGCGGCGGCGGCTCGGGCTCGGGCGGCTCTACCGGCGGCACGGCGAGCGGCGGCGATATCAATCTGACCGGCTCAGACGGCCAGCAGTCCTATGGCGCTGGCGGCGCGTCCTCCGTGGTGCAGGGAGGCATGGGCGGCGCAGGGCCGTTCGGCGGCTCAGGCTATGGCGGCTGGCCCGGCTCGAACGGTGCCGCTGCGCCAGCCAATAGCGGCGGCGGTGGCGGCGGCGGCGGTGGTTCATTGGGTGGTTCGGTGGGTGCCGGCGGCGCCGCTGGCGGCTATTGCGAAAAGCTGATCTACAGTCCGGCCGCGAGCTATTCCTATGCGGTGGGAGCCGCCACTTCTGGCGGTTCGCCAGGGACCGGCGGTCAAGCCGGCGGCAATGGCGGTTCCGGCCTCGTCATCATAGATGAATACTATTGAGTTCGTGAACGCCAATGTCCATTCCCGGCATTGATACAGTAGCGCGCGGCGCGATCGGCCAGATCACGCTCACGCAGGCGACCGTCCAAACGCCTCCGTTCCGCTGTGGCGGCCCGGTGGCGCTGCTCGCGGAAGCCGTTGGGATCGCGCAGCCCGACCCATGGACGTATGCCTTCTTCGGCGCGCTACAGCCGTTCGCGGCGAGAACGCTCTCGCCGCAGCTCGCCGCGGTCAGCGCCAATAACCCGCCATTCAGCGTTGGTGGGCCGGTGGTGCTGCCGGCGTCACTGGCCGAAATCGCGCAGCCCGACTCATGGACGTTTTCATTTCTTGGAGCGCAGCAACCGTTTGGCGCCCGGACGCTATCGCCTGGTATCCCCGGTCAGAGCCTCCAGCCGCCGCCTTATGATCACGCCGGCCGCTCCGCGCTGATGGCGAGCCTCGTTTCAGTTTGGCAGCCCGACCCATGGAGCTACACTTTCGACGGCGCGCAACAGCCGTTTGCGCCGCGCGTGCTGCCCTATGTCGTTACGAACATCAGTCAGCCGCCGTTCTCCGACGCTGGGCGCGGGGCGATCGCGGCGCAACTGATCGCACTCACGCAGCCCGATCCCCGGACCTATTCGTTCTTCGGCACGTCGCAGCCGTTCGGCGCGAAAAACCTTTCGCCCGGCATTCCCGGCCAGGACATTGACCAGGCGCCCTATGTCCATCCCGGCCGATATGCGACGACGGCCGAACTGATCACGATCTGGCAACCGGACCCCTGGACGTTCGCGTTCTTTGGCGCGGGGCAGCCATTTGGCGCGAAAACGATCTCGCCCGGCATCCCCGGCCAGGACCGCGACAATCCGCCGTTCATGCCCGGCGGCCCCGCCGCGCTCAAGCTGCAGCTGGTTGGGCAGCAGCAGCCTGATCCTTGGACCTATTCATTCTTCGGCGGCGCGGCGCCGTTCCTGCCGCGACCGGTTGATGCGGACCTGCCAGGACGATCGGTAAACCAGCCGCCATTCAACCATCCGAGCCGAGCGGCGGCGACTATCGCGATCCGAAGCGCCTGGGATCCGCCACCGCCTGACTATCAGATCTGCCTCTACGCGCGAATCCCGGTCGAACAAGGCGGCCGTGGGATCTATTTCAATATCGCATCGGGGGCGTTCACCGTGACCGGCATCACGGCGCTGTTCTCGGTCACCGCGATGGCCGCGAGCGGAACGTTCCTGGAAACTGGCTATGCCGCCACGCTGACGCGGGATTTTCTCAACTGGCTGCCAGCCAGGCCGCTCGGCGCGCCAGCATGGAGCGCTGACAGCGCGCCGGCTGGCGCCGTGTGGACGCCGTCGGCAGGCACCCCCACCACGACATGGACGATTGACGCCAGCATGTCGATCCCGCCGCCGGAGCAGGAATAATGCCGCTCAAGCCATGGGGACAATGGACGCCGGACGTTTCGAACTATGAAGGGACGGCGGTCAACACGATCAGCAACGTGCTGCCGCGCGGCGACGGCTATGGCCCGGCGCCGTCCTTGTCGGTCTATTCGCAGGCGCTTCCTGGTCCGTGTCGGGGCGCCTTCTACGCCCTGAAGAATGACGGCTCGGTGATTACCTTCGCCGGTACCGCGACCAAGCTTTATCAGCTCAACAACACCAATTTCACCTGGATGGATGTCTCGCTGGGCGGCGGCGCCTATGCCTCGCTGAGTTCAACCGCGAATTGGAGCTTTGCCCAGGCCGGCAATCTGGTGTTTGCGACGCAGGCCAATGCGCTGCTGCAGGTGTTCGACTTGACGGCATCAAGCGCTTTTGCCGATGCGCTGGGATCGCCGCCGCAGGCCGCCTATATCAGCGCGATCGGCGGCTTTCTGGTGCTCTCTGGGCTGCTGTCGCTGCCTTACCGCATCCAGTGGTGCGGGCTTTATAGCTACAACTCTTCGACCAGCTGGACCTCGGGCACCAACAGCGCGGACTATCAGGATTTCCCCGACGGCGGCATCGTTCGCGGCGTGGCGGGCGGCGATCAGTCCGGGGTGATCTTCCAGGACCAGGCGATCCGGTCGATGTCCTATATCGCGGGCTCGCCACTGATCTTTCAGATTTCGCGGATCAGCGCCGGCAATGGTCTCTATGCGCCTTATGCCCTGGTCACGGCCGGCGAGAACATCTTCTACTTCTCCAACAAGGGATTTTGCATGATCCCGCCCGGCGGTGCGCCTGTTCAGATTGGCCGCGAGCGGGTCGACCGGACGCTGCTGGCCACGATCGACAACAGCAATCTGCAGCTGTTCATCGCGGTTTCCGATCCGCGAGGCTCGCGGGTCTATTTTGCCTACAAGTCGACGTCGGGGACAGTCGGCAATTTCGATACGCTGCTGGGCTATGATTATGTGCTCGATCGTTGGTTCAATCTTTCGGTCAGCGGTCAGTATATGCTCGGCCTTTCGCAGAGCGGCGTGACGCTGGAAAACCTCGACCTTGTTGCGCCCGGCGGCTCGCTGGATGCGATGACGCTGAGCTTTGATTCCTACGCCACCGCGGTGCAGCCGCAGCTCGGCGCGTTCAACAGCTCCAATGTGTTGGGATTTTTCACGGGGCCGAGCCTGCAAGGCGTCATCCAGAGTTCCGAGCAGGGCACCGATGGACAGCGCCTCTCCTTGAGCGGCTTCAGGCCGATCACGGATGCCGTGACGGTGTTCGGTTCGGTCTCCTATCGGGACACGCAGCAGGCGACGCCGATCGTCAGCGGCGAGATCGGCATCAGCGCTCGGACCGGCCGCATCGATATCAGGCGCGATTCCCGCTACCAGCGCTATCAGGTGCGGATTCCGGCGGCCACGCCGTGGACCTTCTGCGCAGGCTATGAGCCGGATGTTACTACGAACGGAACGCAATGACCGTTTATATCCCCGGCCTCAACGAGACTGATCTAAAAAAGATCATCCTGTCGCTGCAGCAGCTGGGCGCGGGTCGATCGAACGCGACCGGCACGGTGACGCTGGCGGCCAATTCTGCCACGACGGTGGTGACGCCGGCCCAGGCCGGCATGATCGCGACGGGCTCGCAGCCGATCCTGACCAGCATCACCAGGGACGCTGCGGCCGAACTCGCCAGCGGAAATATGTTCGTGTCGAACGTCAGCGTAGGCTCCTTCACCATCACTCACAGCAATAACGCGGTGGCCGATCGGACTTTCCTCTATGCGATCCTCGGCTGAGCTGGTTTGCATCGATCCGCGGCGCGCGGCCGAGGTCTGGCCGCATGTCGGGCCGTTGCTACGGCGCGCGATTGAGCGGGCCGGGCTGACGTTATTCGCCGACATCGAGCGCGATGTTTTGTACGGAGGCGCGCTGGTCTGGCTGGCCTGGTCTGATCGCATCGAGGCGGCGGCCGCGACCGCGCTGGTGAAAACCGATGCCGGGCTGGTTTGTGTGATCACGGCCTGCGGCGGCATTGACCGCGCCCGCTGGCTGCCATTGCTGGCCGGCATTGAGGACTATGCGAGGGCGGAAGGCTGCAAAAGCGTCCGCCTGGTCGGGCGCCGCGGCTGGCAGCGTGCGCTCAGGGGTTACGGACTGAAAGCAGTCGTCTTGGAAAAGGAGCTCAATTGATGGGCAGCAGCAACCAGCAGACGCAATCGACGCAGCAATCGAGCACGCAGCCCTGGGCGGCGTCCCAGCCGGCGGTGAACGGCATCCTCGGACAACTGAACCCGCTGATCGCGAGCAGCGCCGTCAATCCGACCGAGGCCGGGGCCATCAGCCAGCTCACCTCGAATGCGGTCGCCGGCAACCCCTATGCGCCGCAGATCGGCGCCAACGCGACAAGCCTGTTGAGCGGGGGCGGCGCCACCAACCAGGCCGGCGCGGTCAATCAGAACTATCAGAACTATTACAATCAGACCAGCCCGCTGGCGTCCAACACCAACTATGATCCGACGCAGACGCCCGGCATCGGAACCCAGCTCACCGCGCTGGACAACTCGATTACCCAGCAGATCAACGGGCAATTTGCCGGCGCGGACCGTTTTGGATCGGGCGCGAATGCCTATGCCCTGGCGCAGGGATTGGCGGCCGGCGAGGCCCCGGTGCTGACAGCGCAATACAACGCCAATGTGGCCAATCAGCAGGGCGCGGCCGCCAATCTCTATGGCGCCGGCAACACCACGGCAAATACGCTGAGCGGGTATAATCAGCAGGCCCTCAGCAATCAGCAGGCCGGGACACAGGCCGCATCTGCCGCCCTGCAGGCGCAGAATTACGGCCCGACCGCAACGCTCGCAGCGCAACAGCTCGCGCAAAGCATCCCGGCGCAGAACCTCGGCCTGCTGGCGCAGATCGGCATCCCGATCGCAGGCCTCGGCACCCAGTCGAGCGGCAATGGCACCAGCACCACCACCACCAATCCATCGCTGCTCTCGTCCTTGACCGGCGTCGGCGGCCTGTTTTCGGCGCCGGCCAACGGCACCTCGGCGGCGACAGGCATGGGCCAGGCCGCAGCCGGCCTCGGCTCCGCGG